TAGGTATGCAAATTTTTGACAGTTTTTCGTATTGCATTAAGTAATATCCCGAACAATGTCTCCGCGCATGTGCAGCACAGTTGCTCAAGATATTAAATGATTTTCTGCCACGGGAACCACTGTCCGTTGTATGCCCTTACATACATGCCAATAAAACCATTCTCAAAATATGGAATACACATTGAAAGACCATTTGAAAGAGCAATATATGTCGAATCATAACTTGTGGGCAGATTTGCCGTGCTTCCATTTAAAAAGCAACAACCAAGTACATTTGGATCAAAATTTTTAGTATCAGATACACCCGAAATCTTTTTGTATCCATTTGCTTTTGTAATATAATTCCCAGCTAAATTACTATACAACTGAGCGATGGCCCCCACGGCATCCGTAGTCCCCGCTGGCAGCTTGGACGTATCACCAATTTTCCCGTCCAGACCCGCCACCTTCTGGTCCACGGCATACAGCGCTGCCATGCTTGCAATCTTGTCCGGGTTGTTTACAATCTGGCTCACAACCGCAGCCGCCAGCTCCTGGATAGCATCGCTGTTGGCCTTGATGCCATCTTCTTGATG